GAACGTGGCCGTGAGCGCCGTGCGGCGCCCGCCCTTCACCGGCACAGGTGACGATGACGAGGCCGTCCATCTTCGTGTGCAGACAGCAGGTCTGCACGATCTGACGCCACTCCTTCGTGTGCTCCAACACCTCGGTGCACACGACGATGTCCCAACGCCGCGACGTGTACCACCACGCCGCGTTCACAACCATGTCGACACCCGGCCCCGGCCGGATATCGATGCCGTAGTACGAACGGCAGCCGTCGAACAGCGGTCTTAGCGATCCGTTGACGTTGTAACTGCCGACCTCGAGCACATGCGCCGTGGACAGGTCGACATCTTTGATGCAGCGGGACACCCACTCGGTCACGGCGTCATGCACAACACGGGCTCTTCGACGAGATACGTGGTCTTGGAATGGCAGCACCGGATCGACGTGTCGACATGGATCGGGACATCGACCGACTGCAACTTCAGACAGAACGACAGGTCCTCACCGAACAGGCGGCCCTTGTACGGCGCCTGGTCGAACCACGTGTCACCCCACCTGTCCCTGATCTTCACCAATGCGGTGCGGTGCACGAGGAGGCAGCCGGCGCCGGCACCACCCACCGGCACCACCTGGTCTCTCGGGTACTCCAAGATCGGGCCGAACCCGCACACCTCGGAGCCGTCGTCGGCCTCGTACCACTGGTAGATCATCGGGATCTGCGAAAACCGCCGCGAGTTGTGCGGCCCTGTGCCCTCGTACTTCTGGCCGAAGTACAGACCCGCCATCACCGGCCGCAGGTTGCGGTGTGCCGAATCGACCAGCCGGTCGACGACATCTCCGTCGAAACCCATGTCGGCGTCGACCATCCACAACCACTCGGCGGAGAGCTTGTCCAAGAAGGCGGCGGTGACCTCGTTGCGGCCCTGCACCAGCCGGCCGGTACCGCAGTAGTTCCCCAACGCCCCGCCGCCCTCCAGGATGCGGCGCTTGTGCAACAGGTCGTGCCGCCACAAGTCCAACAGCGAATGGTGGAACACCGCCGCGACCTGTTCCGGGTGGAGATAGGCGACGACGACCTTGCCGTTCACCGCGAGCTGGCGCGCTTCTCGCCCGGCGCCGCAGTCGCCTGCTGCACCGGACCGCTGCCGGACTTCTTCGCCTCGTCCGGCTCGAACAGCCACGGGTAGGTCTTGCGCAGCTTCTTCACCTTCTCGGCGGGAAGGTCGACGGAGATCTCCTCCTCGAACACGAGGCGGTAGCCGCCATCAGGGTCTGCCACCGAACATGTGGTGGTGGGACGCACACGCATAAGCATCTCCTTCAGATGTGGCCGAACAACAACGTCTGGTCCCCGTCCGGGCCGGTACCGGCGCTCTTCTGCAAATTGCACCGCAGATGGGCCAACCGCACGTTCGCGTACACATGGTCGCCGTCCTTCGACCGCGGCTGGATGTGATCCAGCGATGCCGACATCGGGTCCGGCCACTCCAACGACGGGTCGACCTTTTTGCGGCAGATCTGGCACTTCCAACCGTCCCGCTCGAACACCGCCCGGTCGTTGATGTCGTCGATGTTCATTGCCAGCACCTTGGACGCGGCGAACCGGATACGGCACCTCGTTGAGCAGAACTTCCGCAAAGCCCGACCGTTTACGGTGGACTCGGTACCACAGGCGAGACACTCACGCGGAGGGCGTTCCCGCTTCCGATTCGCGTTGTGGTGCGCGTTCCAGAAATCCGCCGAGCACTTCCTTGAACAGAACCGCTGCCGAGGCGCCGCCAAGAACTTGTCATGGCAGTGAGGACATTCCACTTCCGGCCGGGCTGCCAGCGATGCCGCCCGCCGGTTCACGGCATAGTGAATCGTCCGGCATTCGGTCGAGCAGAACATCGCCGTGGGGCTTATCGTCTTGAACTCGACACGGCAGAAGCCACACTCGACAAGCCTCGTTCTACGTTCCTCCCTCGCCGCCAACATCACGGCGCGCCTCACGTCACGAACACAGCCGGGACATAAGTACCTCGCCCGTTTGCCGCTCAGGGAGAATTCCTGTCCGCACTCCTCACAGACCTCGATGTGAATCTTCGCGTATCTACGGCGATTGCTCGCGTTAGCGCGGTCCTTCGCGCATGAGGGGCAATACCGCCGCTTATTACGGCCGGACCACTCGAACTGTTGGCCGCATTGCTTGCAGGTGAACACCTGCGGGCACGGCCACAAGGTAAGTTCGTCCATGTCGACACCCCCTGATGGGTGGAGGCCACGCCCCGAGCCGGCTCGCACCGGCGTCGGGGCACTACCTGTTCTGGCGGGAAGGGCCGGGCAGCCCGCTCGAGGGGACGAAACGGGCTACCCGGCTAGCTGTGCTCTCCATCAGCAGGTGCTGACCTGGCCTGCCCGGCAGGTCAGACCTGGAGGAGCTTGAACGCCGCGTCGTTGATCGAATCGGCACCCACACGCCACCAGGCGTACCAGCCGCGCTGGCCGGTCGGCCGGTTGTTGGTTACGTCAAAAAGGTGTGGGATGAGCTCCACACTGAGCCCCACACGATCCGCGATCAAAAAGTTGGAGAAGTCCCCCAGAACGATCGCGTTGTCGGTACCCGTACCCACTGCTGCGTCCATGTCGGACGCTTCGTAGACGGGTTTGCCGAGCACCATCGTGATGCCCTGGGGAGTGAGGTCGACAGTGAAGCCGTGGTAGTTGTTCGCCGTGCCGAACTGGCGGATCAGGTTGACGTACGGCGTGTTCATCACCCACGACGCCGACGGCCGCCAGCGGGGACCGAGCGCCGCCAACACCGCGTAAATGTCAACAGCGCCGAGGGCATTATTAGTTGTAACGGCCACCTCGGAATTGGTGTTCGCGTCGAGCGCCGTCACGATCCCCGTCGGCTGGCCGTTCCCGGAGCCGGTCGCGAACGCTGCGGCCTCGAGGCGGGCCTTGGCGTCGCCGATCATCATCGCCACATCGGACGCGATGTTGGCCCAGTCGCCGCCGACCTCCAGCGAGAACGGCACGAAGGCGGTGGCCTTGTGTACGGGCACGTTCGGCTGGGACAGCGTCGGTGCGTTGTCGGATGCGGCGACGGCCTCGGCGGTCCATGTGGCGGTGACGCCGTCGGATGCAACACCGTTCCACTCGTCGGTGACGATCGAGACGACACGCGAAATGCCCCTGATCGGGTTCAGCACCCCGGCGTTCGTGGTGATGATCGTCGTGTCCAGCTCGAAGGGGATGGCGTAGCCGCCCTGATTCGTCGTCAACGACAGCGCACGGGACTTCACGAGCGCCGCACGTTCGTCGTCGCTGATGAGCACGGCGTTGTCGGTGTTGAGTTTCGCCCAGCCGGCCTGGTACTCGTCGCTGCCGGTGCCCAGGATGTGGCGGGCCAGGGCGCCGGTGCCGTCACTCTTCCTGAGGAGGAACTCGATGTGGCCCTTGCTGTCGGTGTCGCAACCGGCACGGTCGAGGGCACGTAGCGCCATGTCGCGGGCTTCGGTACCCCTCAGCATGACGGCGTCGGCACGGTAGGGGTTGTCGATGTCGTGACGGGCCGTCCGGTTCGGGACCGCCGGCTCGGTACGGAGCTCGCCGGAGGCGACCCTGCGCTCGAGGTCCGCGATGCGGTCCGCTCGCTCCTCTTCGGCCTGGCGCCGCTCGACGACGCGTTCGAGTTCGTCGATGAGGGCGTCGCAACGGGCGACGTCGTCGTCGGTGGGTTCTGGGAGCTCGCGGAGTTCCGCGAGGCACCAGCGGAGCTGGTCTTCGTTCATGCCACTCTCCTGATCGGGGGTTCGATGCGTGCCATCGCCACCGCACTTGCGATGACGATGTGGTTGCGGGCCGAGTGGCTCGGGGCCGGGTCGGGCACCGCTACTGCCGGGTCCCCCAAGAGGGGAGTGGCGAACCTGTCTGTCATCGACCGCACACCAGCGGTCGCATCCGCATACGCCGGGAACGTCACCGGGCCGAACTCGTACAGGGCGAGCTCGCGGATCGTGGACTCCGGCAACCCCTCCGGGTTATGCGTCGACCGCTTCGGCTTGTCATCCCAGTCGGTCTTGACCTGCCGGAACCGGAACGACGCACCCAACACCCCGGCCTCCAGGGCGGGAATGATGAAGTCCCGGTTGTAATCGGTGTCCAACAAAGGCACGTCGTAGCGGACGCCGTGGTCGTCCTCGACGAGCTCGGCGATCGTCCCCAACGGCTTGTTCCCGAGCTGGGGGTCCTGGCCGTGGTCGTACAAAACTTTGACCTGTTCGCCGCGTTGGTCGATCGTGCGCTTGAACGCACCCGGCGCGATCCGCTCCAGGAAATGGCCTTCGTGCACACTGTCGATTTCGGCCCAGCGGTCGAACACCGCGAAGTGGCCGTGGAGGTGGCGGCGGCCGTCTCCGTCGCTTTCGGTGACGGAGGTGTCGCCGGCGACGGCACGGATCAGGTTGTCAGTCTGTCGGAACATCGGGGGTGTCCTCGGTCGCGGGTGTCTCGGTGGGTGTCTCGCCGGTGTCGGGCGGTTGCAGCTGCACGGAGAACAGGCCGGAATGGGCGCCCTTGAGCAGCGCCATGTTGTTGTTCGTGACCGCGCTTATGGCGGCGTCCGGGTCGTAGCCGGCGTCGACCAGGTTCCGGATCGTCTGCGCGTCGGTCTGGCGGATCGCCGCCAGAGCGTCGGCGTCCTCGCGGAGCCACGCGACGTCACGTTCGTCGTACCACAGCTGCCCGTCGCTGGGTGGTGGGAACAGGCGTTCCAGAGAGGCGGCTGCGTTGCGCCACAACGGCCGTATCGTCCCGTCAGCCAGCCGTCTGCGGGCCTGTGCGTAGTTGGAGTAGGTCGCGGCTTGGAGGCCCTCAGAGAGCCCGACGATCACCGGCGGCACACCGGCCGCCGCCGCGATGCGGGTTTCGCCGGCGCCCTGGACCGCTTTGAAGTTCATCTGCTCGAACGAATGTCCGACGGTGACGGGGTCGGCGCCGCCACCGATGAACGCCGTCTTATAAGCGTTCTCGGTGCCCTCATACGTGTCGCGGAACAGCTTGGCGTAGGTGTTGACCGTGTCGGGCCGGACCGTCGGGTCGAACTTCAACATCAGGTTCGGCGTCGCCGCGTGCTCGTAGAACTGCAGGCGGTGGGTCTGCGCCGCGTTGTCGGCGTCGATGTCCTTGAGGATCGGCGTGAGCCACGACATGCCCCGCCACGGCGCCACCGGATCCGGGATCGGCATGTAATGCGCGACCTCGTCCGGTTCGAACAGCACCGCCTGCTGCTGCGGCGGCGCATACACATAGCCGTCGACCGTCATATCCCAGTCGTCCGCCGCCCCCGACATCGCGACCGTCACATAATCGGGCCGCAGACGCACCAGCCGGTCGGCACGGCGCAGGATGAAACTGTTCCCCGCCAGCGACACGTCTTGTTCCATGCGGGCCAGGAGGTCGCCGGTCGTGCCGCCCGGCCACGGCCGCTCGAGTAGCGCGAGGGCGGCGGTGGAGAACAGGTCGCCCGGCCTGCCTTCGCGGAACCTGCGCCACGCAAACCGTGCCTCCGCGAACAACAGCAGCCGGGTCTGCACACAGGCGTAGACCGGGCCGTTGTTCTGGTACGCCTCCGCGACATAGGCGGTGAAACCCTGGCCGACACGGCCCGACTGCGACGCCGTCCCGTAGCTGTAGGTGTTCCCGCCGTACCCGAACGACCCGAGCTCGCCCAGGCTGTACCGGCTAGCGGCCGAACCGTTGCGGCCCGATGTGAGAGTCGTCAACAGGTTCGCCACGTTCAACTCCCACAAGCAAAGTGATGGCCGCTACTGCGGCCCCGGCAGCTATCAGCGCGACCGCAGGCGACAGCCACCAGACGCCGGTCACGATCAACACAGCGGCGACGGTCAGCCCGGCGAGCACCAGCCACGCACGAAGAGTCACACCACGACCAGGATCGGCTCGAGTGGCTGCTCACGCCACCACGTCGCCCGGTCATACGCAAACAGCGCAGCCATGCCGAGGTCGATCTTGCGGTCACTGCCTTTGGCGTCCTTGATCGGATGCGTCCCGCGGGCGGTCCGCTTCAACACCATGTTCTCCATGTGCCTTGCCAGTCGGGGGTCGCCGTCGTGGGACAGCTCCTGGGCGGAGACGGCGTCGGCGAACTTCTGCCACGCCGGAATTGTCCGGCTGGCGCTGTTCGGGAATTCCTCGACCGGCAGGAAATGCTCTTCGCGTAGGAACGACACGGTGCGCTGCCACCGGAACGGGTCCGCCGCGACCTCGACCACCGTGCGCCGTTTGCATTCGTCGAGCATCCGCTGCTCGACATCGCCGACCGGCACATGCCACTCCGACAGGCCCGGCGGCCGTTCCCACAGTTCGACGACCTCGAGGTGGCCGTCCAGGGTGCAGGCGACGATCCCGGTGGCGTCGCCGTTCCACGACCCGTCGAAACCGAGCACGACAGGTTCGTCGGGGTCGACAACCCTGCGCTTCCGGCATTTGTCCCACGCCCCGTGCGGCAACGCCCGGTCCTGCGCGACGACCCAGACGTTCGTGCGCTTCGTGCGGAACTCCGCCTCAGGTGTGCGAAGCACCGTGGACTCGAAGTCGGCGGCGGACACGATGTCGTCGAACCCGGGGTTCGCCTCCCGCCACACCTTCTCGTTGCGGTGGTCGCAATCGGACCCGCCGCGGGGTTCCCACCAGGCGAAATAGAACGTCGGGTCGTCCACCTCACCGGAGGCGACACGGCGGCCGTGCTGGTACAGCCGGTAACACACCGTGTCCCGACCCTGACTATCGGTCCGAGCGCCCGCAGTGGTAATGCCCACCACGATC